TTCCGATAACAACCAGATCTTCTTCCTGTATCTGATCATTGATGGCGTTCATTATGTTCATATCCTTTGCCAAGAACCGGATTGCTTCTTCCTCGGTAAGTCCAAGGGGTATATTTCTGAACACGAACCCCCGATCTATATCCTGAGTTACTACTCCAATCGCTCTGGCCGTAGCGAATCTCTCGCCGTATGACCGTGACTTGCTTTCCCATTTTCTGTTAAATTCTACAGGATAACTTCTGGCAAAACGAAGCAGTGTATTGTAAACAATATCGAAACTTGCATTCTCCCGGATCTCTTCTCCGAGATACCTGGCAAACATAACCATCTCAATAGGTTTCTGCTTAACCATATCGATACGGTCAAACGATTTTTTCATGGCCTCAACTTCACTCATTTCATTGCGGGCAACCTCTACCGGATCATAAATCTCATAATATGGATTCTGCATCTGGAAAGGACTACCCTTTATATCAGGACAGAAACGAAGTACGGCCCATATCTTCGCTTCATTGTTATTATCAAGTGAAAGCGACAGGTTATCACCTATCTGTATTTTCTGCCATTTCATGTTACCAAATTCATCCTGGTCAATCGGAATACCATAAAGAACTCCGGTTATCGGATCTTTCTGAAATGTACTGGTCCGGCTTGGCATTTTGTGCATATCCGGGGAAATCGGTTTAATCTCAATATAAGGAGAAAGCGAATACCTGCTTCTTTCAGCACGGATCCTATCTACAACCTTTTCAAGATCCATGACGCGATGCTTGATCTTAGTGCCAAACTCATAGGACATATCCTTATGAATGGCTCTTCTCTCGTCAATGGTTACTAATAATTTGTTTTTTTCCATGATATTAAAAATAAATATAAATACGACAATATAAAAAAATATATAAAAATGAAGGGCGGAAATTGGGAGGCAACAACCGCCCTTCTAAACTACTTAACCCTAAAACTAACCTACAAAGAACCCTATGCGGTAGCGGAAGGTTTCAAAATTCCGCAAGTTTTTGTGTTATAAACTGCAAGCAGTGTTTCTTTCAGCATATGGAATGCTTTAGCGTCAACCGGGTTTGTTGCGGTTCCTTCGCCAGTCATACCATTCTCCCACAGGTAAACAATATTCCTATTGACACCAGCACGTCCACGGGCACGTATCTCGATGTTCTGCTTTCCGCCGGTATCAGGATCCATATCAAGAAAGTAGTATGTGTTACTCATTGCAAGAGCACCATTACTCAACCTTCTTGGGAATTTCTCCTCATCATCCTGCATCGGGTTCTCAACGAAGATCAGCTGCTCACCAGCTATATTCATCCTCTTGAAGTTAAATCCCTGTACTGGCATTGAACCACCAGCAGTGTCAGTCTGATTAATCATCTGAACGATAGGCTGCGCAGCACTGTACCTTGCAGAAATTACATCATGTACGTTTGCCATGCCGTCGGCACCAGTAACAACTACATATGTGTTTCCTGATATGGTATTCTTTTTCTTCTTGATGGTTTTTACAACATCAACAAAGTCTGCATAAGTTGCAGTACCATCGGTATTGGAAGCATCAAAGTCATTGGCTCCTTTAATCTGAGCAACGTAACCGTCACCGGCAACGATATCCTGACCTTCTTCATCCTGCATGGAAGCGTGGGTTAAGAGGTTGCCATAAGCATCTCTCATTGTTGATTCTCCCCACCATAGTCTGTACTCATCTTCCAAAAGGAACTGGGCCCTGGTCTGATACTCAGCTTCGTAAACGAAACCTTTCTTTCCATTCAGTTCATACCATATAACTTCATTGGCATTGACATCACCGGACAGGGAGATCGATTTCCTCTGTTTTGTAGTATGCTGAATAAAACGATCAGGATAATGGAAGTTTCCATAACCCCTTCTTGATCTTTCGCCGAATGTGGTGAATCCACCAAAGATAGTCTTACGACCAATCTGAGTACCAATCCATGTGTCCCAATCAAATGTTTTCCCGGGATATGCTTCGAATGAATACAGATACTTATCTGAATATCCAATCGGACGTGTCATAACCCTTGCATGCTCTCCATTGAAAAAAACTGCGTTCATACCCGGAGTCAGGTAATTATCTTTCAGATACAGTTTGAACATACCGCCTTTTGATGTAGTAGCAGCAATGCTGGTACCAACAACGGCTGTTCCAAGAACTTCAACTGCTTTCTGAATACGGCCCATGATCTTGTATGACCATGCATTGGAAGAAACCATTTCAGCCTGTGGTATAGGCTTGATAGTTGTCTGAACGGTATCGCCACCTTTCGGTGTGAATCCTGGGGCTGAGTACCGACCTTCACGTACTCCGGAGGTAAGAAGTGTCATCAGGTGCCTCTGCTCGGCATACATGATAACGCGGTCTATATTTGCTGTGGGATCGAGAAGGTGGTTCTGCACCAGATGGAATTCCTGTGCGTCGCCTTCACTTACACTACCCTGATAAATTTTAATCTTCATTTTATTGAATTTTTTGGTTTATAAATTATTAATCAAAAAACTCAATCACTGCTCTTCCTTTTCCTAACCGAAATCTTCATCAGTCCATTTTGGCTTGTTGCCAGAATCCTGGCCTGCCGATGCCTGATGTCCGGACTTTCTCTGCTTACTTTCGTCTTCCGTTTTATGCAATGCGTCAAGCGATTTACGAAGTGCTGCATTATGTCCTTTTCTGTTTTGTTCGCCAAGTGACTGTTCAATCTTATTCATGATCTTAGCGCCATACTTGCTGAACATATACGAAGCGAATTTAATCTGCTCCGGGTTTGAACTTAACACCTTGTCAAAATTCCCGTTGTCAATGTCGCGGAGAATTAACTTTTTTGCATCCGGCGTTAATCCCAAACCTAAAAAATTATCCTGTTTTTCAATGAACCCTTTTAAGTTTGTTCTCTGTGTTAAAGCTTCAGTTTCTTTACGTACCCTGTCTGCTTGTGCCTTCAACTCCTGATCTCCAATGATCTTCTTGATCTCATTATTGATAATACCTTTTGCCTGATCATCAATGTCTGCTGCAAGATCTTTGATCTGCCGTGTTCCCCATTCATTTAGTTCTTCATCAACAGTTGTTATTGCTTCCTGCTTTGTAACTCCGGATGCCATAACTTCCTGTATTCGAACATTGCGAACCTTTGTCTCAGGATCAAGGGCAAGTACACTTTGCATTGAGGCTATTGAGGGGTTTGTAAAAAATGAATCAATGTTTCCCCCGTTTTCGTTCAGGTGTTTAATCACTGCTTTCGCATCGTCAGAATAGCCATCAAGCTTAAATTCCTGTTTGCTTTTTTCCAGTTTGTCAGAGAACTTTGTTTTGAACTCAACTTCATCATCATCCTTATCGAGATCTACATCGAGTTCCTTTGCAAGCTTTTTAAGAGAGATCTTCTTGTCTACAGGGCTTTCTTCTTTGTCCGAGAAAATGTCGATATCTTCTTCATCCGCCACTTCCTCATCGCCCTTTTTCTCTTCTCCTTTTTTTTCTTCTGTTCCTTTATCAATAATCTCAGTATCTTCTTTATCATCTGCTGTACTTCCGGACTTTTCATCCTTTCCCTTAACTTCATCAGATACTTCCTCTGTTGCTTTGTCATCCGCCGTTTCTTCATTCTCATTATCAATTTCGGCGACTCCTTTTCCTGTCTTGAGATCTCCGAAATCGAAATCATCATCGCCAGGAGCGTAATCTTTTTTAGCCATAACTATCAGAATTAAATAAAATATAAAATATTAATATTGACTCACATCATTTGGCTGCATAGCTGCTTTCGCTGCATTTTGTGCAACCATATTCTGCCCATCAAGACTCTTCTCAAGTGTAACAAGTTCTTTCTTCCCTTCAAAATCAAGAACCTTCATATCCTTCTCATGGCCCTGCTTATCTTCACGATCATCGGTAGCAAGTTTCATCTGCTGTTCCTGACCAGCCATTGCAGACTCCTGCTTAACTCTCATCTCGTCCTGACGGATCTTGGCAAGTTCATCATGAGCATTATCAAGAACACGCAGAGCGGCGGCAAAGGAACTCTCCATCCAAAACCTTCCGGCATCCTTGGACCGTAATTGTCCGGCATTGATCTCCTGTTGAAATAACATTTCCATCTTGCTAAGGATATCTTTCTCCTTCTTTCCATCAGTTATAACAACACCGTAATTATCAAAATCAAGTTCCTTTGTTGACATCAGAAACATCTGCTCTCCATCATCAAGGATGAACTGACGCTGATCGGCTCCTACATATGTCTTGTTGATCTTTGTTTTTTCTGCAAGCTTGGTAAGTACCCTTTCAATATACTCCTGCATAAAATAATAAAGGTCGTATGTCATCGACCTTGAAGCTTCAATATTATTTACGTTTGCAGTGGCAGTCATGGTTGCTTTTGTCAGACCGGTCCTGTTGTCATTCATCCCAGTAACCCTGTCCATGACTCTTTCGATATCCATCGCCTGGTTAAGAAGTATCATCAGGTTTTGGTTCTGACCAAGATTGATCGCTGTAATACCTACCTTATTACTTTCTGATTCCGTTCCGGATACGTTTCCTTCAGCTGAGGAATTAAACCTAACCATGCCATCCTCGGTTATTGAATGGATTACATCGGATAGGTTCTTGCCTTTTGGAATGAATGCCTCATCGAAACCTACAAGGGTTCCTTTGAGTTTCTTCATCTCACGATTTATATGGAAACGAGTTTCATCATAAATCTTCTCAAGCTCAGCTATTATCTCTTGAACTGATACCCGGACTCCATCAACTGTTGAAAACAACATTCCGGAATAATCAAAATCTACATTGTATTTATTATTCTCGTTAAGTCGTTGAATAAGATATTTCTCTTTCTTCGCCTTCGTATAGATGGAACTATGTATTCTATGAGCAGTCCAAAGGATTTCACGCAGATACTTTTCAACTTCGTACTCACCTTTTTTAACATCTCTCTCAATTTGTCTTCGATTCTTATTATAATATTCTTCGCTGATGATTCTCATGTAAGGCTCATCAGATCCTTTGACCGGGGATATCTTAACATAGACCGGTTCCAGCGCTTTCCACTGAAGAGTGAATGTGTTTACAAGGCGGGATGCATTTGAATTCTGAATATCTTTGATTGCCTCAGATGTGGTATTAGCACGCATATCCTTTACAAGCTGCTTGTCAGCTTCATCAAGATCGAACTCTTTTGATGCAAGTATCTCATGTATGAACATGGGCCGGACCTCACCAAGATAAGGAGACTGTTCAAGGAACGTATCTCCAATACTCTCTTCATACATGGCATACTTGGCTGGGATAAAACGATAAGTGTCCACTCCGTTGACGTCGCGTTCTACTTTTCCAAATAGCTCAGATGCTATTGTACAGTCAATAAAGTTATAATAGAATTTTGTTTTCAGGCGTTGACCTTTCATCTTGTCATTAACAAGACGTTGCATCACCATTTCATTTGCAAGCTTGAAATTACTTACGTTCCATGCCTGCTTATCATTTCTCTCAGGAATCTTGATACCGCTAAAAACATTATACCCCATCTCGCGTACTTTTTCGAGCTGGGGCTTTGCCAGGGACATTCCAAGTAACTGCTTGTATTTGTCCATCTTCTTATTCAGGGCCTCTCGGTTTGTCGTGCTTACCGTAGGCTCTATGGTTATCTCAAGGAATTCACCATGCAACTGTTTCAACTTGGTCCTGCCAAGCCGGTGTTGTACATATTTGGTTTTTGAAAGTTTTCCTGTTGATTTTGTGATTGCCTCGATTTCGGCTGGGGAAGATATCCCGTTGTAAGAATTATAGAGGTTGTTTATCCGCTTAACCCTGGCAGCTTTCGATGTCCACTGGCTAACTGCATAATCAATAAGTGCTCTAACGTCTTGATTATTCTTACCATCTTTCGAGAAATCCTTCTCGAGAATATCCGGAAACGCCATTTACAATGTCAGGTGTTATTCGGTTTTGTCAAAAGTAGAAAAAAATATTGATTACAGATGTCATTTATATCATTTATTTTTTAATCCAAGTAATCTTTTGTCACATCTCGCTGATAATCAAGTTGTGTCCAATTTGCTTTTTCGTCCTTTTTCTCAGGCGGGCCCTGCTTTGGCTTATCATCAGGAACATATTTCAATACAATGGCTCCATCTTCATTCCTAACCCATTCAGGTTCAGATTCATCAACATAGTATTCATCGTTTCTCCGTGGCCTGGTACGCATATCTTCCACACGCATTACTGCATATGCCAGAGCATCCACAGAGTCCCAGTCAGTGCCGACATACTCTTCATCGTAAGCAAGCAGGTCACGAAGAAGTTCCGGGAAGTTACAAAGGTCAACATAGTTTTCTACCCAAGTCTGAACAACACCAAGAATCATTTCTTTTGAGAAACCAGTCATCTTTGCTCCATACTTATGCATCTGCTTCGTCTTTGGAGCATCAAAAGCTTTGGGCCGGGGCGACAAGTATGCAGATCCACCATTCTTGATGAAGTAGTCAATAACAAAGTCCTGCTCGGCATTGACCATTGTATTCTTCTTGAGCTTATACCATACTGCAATCTTCAAACACATATCGAAGAACTCTTCCTTACGCGGGGGCCGTTCATAGTAAAGGCATACCGGATACAATCCTTTGTGAATACCTTTCTCAAGCTGGTTTACCTTATTCCCCTGGCGGAGAACAACCATGGCTCCGAGTGAGTGAGATACCTGAGTAACGTCCTGATTATAACCGTCGACACCCCCTATATCCATATCGGTCATGTCGGTATCCGGCATCTGGTAAACTTTAATCTTTTTCCATGAAGGATCATCCTTAGTTGCTGGCCGGGACTTAACTTTTAATTCGAATCCTTCGGTAGCGATATTATCTCCCTTGGAATTAGTTACCCATTCAAGAATAAGTTCTTTATAGTTATTCGGATTACCCTCGATCTGAAATAACTTATCGTAGATCTTCTCATCATTGAAGTTATTGGATCCTCCGGATGTAAATGCTTCCTCAACTGTTAATGGATATGCCTGGTTGTGTTCCTTGAGTTTCTTTTTGTTTGGGAGTTTTGAATATTCAATTCGTTTCTTCAGAATGAAATCCTCTGCTGCCTTGATATCTTCTATTCCTATTCTCTCGTAATCCTTATACTTCCGAAGGTTAGGGATAGCGTCAATCTTGTCACCGGTATCCGGATCGATCATGTGTTCTTCGATCTTATTCCCAAAGAACGGATAATACATACGCGAGCCGGGAACCCAGAACTTTTCAAGGCCGTAAGTCTCGG